CGGCCCGTCGAGGCGCCGTGGTAGATGACGGTGTCGTAGACGCGGGAGTTCTCCCGATCGACCCGGTTCAAGATGCTCTCGTACTTGGCGACCGAGTTCTTGGCGGCGACGCGCCGGATTGACAGCGCGGTCCTGACATCACCGGGCAGATCGTCGCGGGCGAGAAGCTGGGTGATGGCGCCCTTGTCCATCAGCATCTTCGGGTCGCCGTCTACGTCTTCCTCATCGTCAAGGATTACGAAGCCCTTCTTGGCGCACCATTGCTTGAGATGCACGACCTTCGACGCCCCGGCGACGGCGCCTTCGGTGACGGCGAACATCTGCATGTCAAGATATTTTTTGTAGAGCTTGGCGACGCGGACGGCGACCTCGGCGAACTCCCAATCAACGAAGACGCCGGTCTCGTTGATCTCTTCTGTCAGGAGCCAGATCGCCCGCTCCTGGTCGGTCATCGGGCGTGTCACTTCTGACAGCTTGGCGCCGACCCGAACGTCGGTCGCGCAGTAGTCCGAGAGCTTTTCATACTTGTCGGCGTTCTCTTCCGGCGACCACCAAACCGGCACGTCCTCGCCGTCATCGTTGACAGCCCACGAGCGCGGCTTGCAAAGCTGGAGCATGATGCGCGAGCCCTCAAGGTCTTTCTGGACATCGAGGCCAAGTGCCTTCCCGGCACCGTCGAGGGAGCGGGGCAGTGCCATGCGGGCCGCGCGGGCAGCGGTGTCGTCCCAGCGCCACATCTCGATCTTCGGGATGTCGTACTTCTCGACGAGGTGCGGCGCTGTCAGGATCGCTTGCTCAAATCCGGCGTTGTGAGCGACGAGACGCACGGATGGGTCGAGCAGCCAAGCCCGAAGCGCAAGCGGCATCGGGTCTTGGTAGCAAAGCCATTCATAAACGTAGTCGGGCGTCGCCTCGTCGCAATACCGGACGCAGATGATGTCGGTGGACGGGTGCCGCGCATACATCTTGGCAGAGGTCTTGCGGAGGTCAGCCGTGGACTTCGTCTCAACGTCAATGTTGATGCGGAGCTCTGTCATACGCGGAACCCCGCGAGGCTTTCCGAGACGCGGCCCGGATTGACACGGAAATGGTTGCCGATCGCGACTTGCGTCATGGTCGGGTGCGCCTTGGCGAAGGAGTAAATCTCCGCACGGAGTTCGGGCGTCATGCGGCGCGACGAGCGCGGCGCGACGTTCTTGGGTTTGCGACGTGCCATCTCTTCTGACAGCATTTCGAGTTCGGCTGATATCGCGCGCAGCCGATCGGCGATTTCGGGTAGCCGCATGTCACTTGGCCTTGACAAGCGGCACGGTCTCGCCGGGGTCCAGCGGCCCGCCGGTATGACCGTCGAGGATGTAAATCTGGATAGCGCCGTTGCGCTCGACGGCGATGCGCGTCGGGGTGGTGGTCTTGGTGGGTTCGTCCCTCTTGACAGGGGCAGGCGCCCGGATGTCATCCCAGCTTGGAACGGCGGGCTTGACCCTCGTCGTCTTCGCCAGTTCGGCTTCGACCTTGACTTCCGTGTCGTCGGCGTCTTCGCACGAGGCGGAGCCATGGATGAGGTGCGCGAGGCGCTTGACCCGCGTCCACTCTGTCACCATCAAAAGGCTCAGTCCTTCAGGCCGGACGTAATGGCCCGTCACTTCAAGCACGAGTTCGGAGAGCCGGTCAGCCGCTTTTTGGTCGCGGGCGGTGGAAGTGTTGCACATGCGATTGGGCTTTCGTTATGTTTCTGACACAAGTTAGTGGACGCGGCTCCGCCCGGAAAAACGAAGCCGCGCCCTTGGCCGGGGTAAAGGAGCGAAACCCCCGGCGTTTAGTTCGGGATCACTTCGACCCAATCTTCCGCGAGCATGTCAGCCTGAGAGGCCAACCAAGGCACGACGTAGCCCTGCGCGGTCTTCATATCGATGTGGGCGTGGTACTCGACCTGTGCACCCTCACCCATGATTGACAGAAGCGGCTCGCGGTTGACCGTGAAGACCGACCCCGGCACGAGGAAGATGAACATGCTCTTGCCGTTCCATCCCGACCGTGCGTAGCGACGACCTTCCTTGAGGCCCGCGATGACAGCGCCGAAATTACTCATCCCAGTCACCGCCGCTGGAGTTGCCCTGCGACTGCGTGTTGTCCTTGAAGTCGCTGCCAGCCTCGTCCATTTCCGAGTAGTATTCCTCGAACTCGTTGCGAGCCGCGACACGGCTGGAGAAGCCGTCATCGTCCTGACGAAGCTGGATGTTCTGGAGGCCCAGAGCCACGCCCTTTGACACGTTGTCATAGCCGTAGGTGTTGACCGAGATGATCGCCCAACGACCGGCGTAGGCTTCCTTCGGGTCGGTGACTTCGCGAAGCTGGCCGTCAACGACACCTGGCATGTCAGCGCTCGATGCGGTGATGAAGTGCCAACCGGGCAGATAGCCTGCCAAATGGCCCTTGTCTTCGCATGGGCGGATGACCTGTTTCGGGCCGCGCATACCCTTTGGCCACTTGGCCTGATCAGGTCCGAACTTCTCGATCGCCGCCTGCTTCAAGGCTTCCTTGAGCGGGTTGAGGTCGAAGGTCGGCGGCAGGAGGAGCGTGACACCGTACTTGCCACCAAACTCTTTTTCGTTCGGCGTGAAGATTTTCGGGAAGGACAGGCGACCGGGACCGATTTTGATTTTCATTTAGTCATCTTTCTTTGTTGCGTCTTACACATAAGACTTAGCAATTCACTTGCGTTTGACACAAGCGACAGCGCGCGAAAATACAGGCTCATCCCGCTTTTCGCTTTCCGCGTTCATGGCACGCCAGTGGTAGCGGGCCGTTGAACCATCGATGCCCATTTCGGCAGCGACTTCGACGGGCTTGAGCCCGAACGAATAGAAGAGACGGATAATCATGACACGCGCGGCGCACGCGTCGAACAGCCGGGAGCCGGAGCACGCGACCTCCCACGTCACGCCGTGGTGTTCAAGAATGACAGACACCGCGTCGGTGAAATCGTAGGCGTCATGCGGGCTCGACCGGAACCCGGCCATGCGCTGGACCGGGTCACGCGAGGCGAGCGCGATGTCGATCCGGCGGGCTTCCTCGGTGGCGTTGGCGAAGCGCGCACGCACGCCTGTCACCGGGTCTGTCAGCATGTCCTTGAGGATTTGGTCTTGCTCGATCTTGCGCTCGCGCTCCGCGACCTTTTCCGCCTCGATGCGCTTGCGCTCCTCGACTTCGGCGAGGACGCGCTTGAGGTGGTTTTGTGCCATCGGCGGGCGCTTGAACACGCGCGAGTGAACGTTGTGGTAATGCTTGGAGATGCGGGCTTCAATCCCAGTCGTCATTTTCGTCTTCCTTTGGTTTGCGTGCGAGTTTGGTGCCGGAGCTCTCGGCGATCGTCATGTCAGACAGATCGAGCTCGACGCCTTTTTTCTTGGCTGCGGCCTCGACTTGCGACGGGGTCAGCAGGATTTCCTTGGTGAAGTCACGCCCTGACAGACCTTCTGACAGGAGGCGTTGGTTGACCAGGCGCTCGTCTTTCCACTTCCGAATGGCGCGTTTGGGCACGAGCTCCCATTCGCCATTGATGTCGCCGCCCTCTGACAATACGCGCTCGGCGTGGGCTTTGACAGATTTGATCCAGTCGTCGGCGATCTCGGCGATCGCGAGAACTTCGTGGAGCTCGACCGGCGTCAGGTCTTCCGGGTCGGCGTTGTCAAGCGCGAAGTCGATCTTGGCCTTCTCGCTGACCAAGTCCCGGATCGTCGGGCAGGTTGGTTTTGCCCGACAGAACTTGCACCACGATCCGGCGGCGGCGGGCGGGTCAGCGAGCTCGGCTTCGTGGCCCGCGTCCATTAGCTTCCACTTCAATTCGTCGAGCTCGGCGCGGCTGATGACGGTCTGCTTGGTCCCGCCGTTGCGGGGCTGGACGATGACAAGCTCGATTTCGGTGATCTTGTCAGCGACCTCTTTCTTGAGGCTTTCCAAGATCGAGATGGCGTAGCTGCCAAGCTGGGCGTTGACCGCGCCGTCCTCGTCCTGCACCTCGACCGCGATCCTCCCGCACTTGAGGTCCGCGATCGTCAAGCGTGGGATGCTGACGATCACCGCGTCGGCGGTCCCGTACCATGCCCAGTGCAGATGCGCGGCGCTCGACCGTTTCTCAACGTAGAGCCGGCCATTTTTAACCAGGCGTTTGACAGTGCTGACATGGCTGTCAACGATCCGGCGCTGGTCGTCGGTGAGATCGAAAGCCCCGATGTCGAGGGTGGGGTCGAGAAGAAGTTTCTCGGCGATCCCGTGGAGCATCGTTCCTTCTTGGGCGGCGGGGCTCGATGGCCCTTCCGGCAGTCCTTGCGAGCGCTGGTAGTGCGCGGGGCACTTGAGCGTGCGGTAGGACGTGCTTCCGAAAAGCGGTGTGTGGGAGGGCTTCTTCAAGCACGGGCCTCCAGCGCTGCTTTCAACGCTGCGTTCTCCGCCTGCAAACGTTCAATCTCCACCGCCGCGTGCCAGCACGTTTCGTGGAGGTTCCACATAGTTGTGCGGCACGCGCCGTGCAGGTCGAGTGCGTAGACGAGCGCCATCGTCTTCCGGTGCGCGCCTTTTAAGCGGTCTATCAGCCGTTGGCTCACGCTGCTTCTCCGTCAATGATGGCCGAGACAATTCTCGCCTTGCGTTCGAGGGTTTTGGTGACACGCTCGTCAAAGCTGCCTGCGATGACGATCGAGGTGGCGTGGACTTGGCCGGTCTGCCCGCCGCGATGGGCACGGGCGATCGCTTGCTCCTTGACGCCGGGGGTCCATGGGTCTTCGGCGAGGATGACGCGCTGCGCGATTTGCAAACCGTCAGTGCCCGTGCCGCCCGCCTGCATCTGGATGACGATGACATGACAGTCGGGGTCGTTGATGAAGGCTTCCTTGGCGTGCTGCTTCGCGCTCGCCGACATTTTGCCGTTGTAGATGACGGCGCCGTGGTCGTGCAGGTCGTTGTAGATGCGCTCGCCGCAAGCGGTGTGGATGTAGAAGACGATGATCTTGTCGTGGGCTGTCAGTTCTTCCCTGACAAACTCCGCGACCTCGCCCGCCTTCTCCATCCCGATCAGGCGACGCAAGGTCGATACCTGGGGGTCGAAGTCCTCCAGTTCGCCGAAGTCATCCATGTCAAGGATTGCCATCAGCTTTTGCAGGACCGGGTCGAGCGACGCGTCGATCTTGATCGGGCGCGGCGGGAGCCGGAAGCTGTCGATCAAGGGCTCCTTGAGCTCCTTGAGCACGGTGCTTTTCTTGACACGGGACATGTGCGGCGCGAGGAGCGAGTTCAGGAGTTGCGGCTTGCGCGCCCCTGTCACCTTGAAGCCGTAAGGCGTGTCATAGCCGGAGCACCATTCCTGCACCCACTGCTGACGGTTCTTGATTTCGAACTTCTCCAAGAGGTGCGGGAAGACGCGCGACACGATCACCCACAGGTCAGACGGGTCGTTCAGGATCGGCGTGCCTGTCAGCATCCAGCACCGCTTCGACTTGTTGAAGAGGCTGGCGGGGCTGTCCTTGCGGGCGCCGAAAATGGCCTTCGTCCACTTGGTCGAGGGCGTCTTGCAGTAGTGCGCTTCGTCGAGTGTCAGGACGTTCCACGTCTGGCGCATCGCGGATTTCCAGACGGTCGCCGCGATCACGCCGTGGTAACTGACAATCACAATTTCGGCGGTCGGATCGATCGCAGTTGTGGTTTTCTCAATCAGTTGTGTGCGAAACGCAAGCTCACGGGCGTGGAAATCCCACTGGTAGCGGACGTTGGCCGGGACGATGACAAGCATCCTGCCGCCGATCTTCTTGAACGCCTCCAGCGTGACACGGGTCTTGCCTGTACCTGGCTCCCATGCCAGCACGCGGTGGCCGCTGACAAGGCGCGGGATTTCCTCGGATTGATGGGGCCAAAGCTCGGTCATCCCAGTCCTACCATTTCCATCGGGCGTGCCGATTGCTGCCGGTCGTCCCACGCGTTCAGCGCGTCAACGATCTTGGCGACGAGGTCGATGTCACGCGTCCAGATGACCGCGTGCTCCTTCGCGAAGCCGACCTTCCTGTCAATGACATAGATCATCGAGGGGTCGCCGAACCTGCTGTAATCGAAGCGCTGCATCACTTCACCTCGCCGACGAAGGCGGAGCCGACGCACTGGTATGCGTTGCCAAGGTAAAGCCACGTCTTGCCGCTCGACACGCACGCCTTGGCGATGTCGGCTTGCATCGCGTTGTATTCGCCAACGGTCAGCAAAAGTATGGCGGCGACGGTCATAAGCGCGATGCAGATAATGCAGGTTGTGATGACGAAAGTTCTGTCAGTGCCCATGTCAGTGTCCTTTGATTATTTTTCGAAGCTGCGTGATCTTGTTGCGCATGGCGCGGTGGTCGGAAGCTGTCACCGAGACGGTGGTTCTGACTTCGCTGCCATCAGGCTTTTCGAAGTCCACGATGAGGTGCTTGTTCTGCCGGACGATCTTCCAGCCTACGGCGCCCGCCCCGGCTGCGACCTGTGTCAGCATGTCGTTGATCCGGGTCACGCCGCGTCCTCGCCGTTCACGAACTTGCGAAGGCTCTCGGTCGAGATGAGGCGGCGCTTGCCGACCTTGACAGAGCGAAGCTTGCCCTTGGCGACGAGCTCGCGGATGTAGCGGACGGAGAGCCCGATCGCGCGCGCCGCCTCATCTGCATTGTAAGCCAGCTTTTCTACGCCTGTTGTGTCTGAGTTAAGCATAATGTGTTCTCCACACAAGTTGAAACGTTAACCTTTAGATCGTTGCGTTAGTGCAACGGCTATTTACAATGTTGTGTTTGTGAGTTACTTTCTTGTGCATAAGACAAAACGAGTATGCGCAAGGAGCAACGACGTGAAGCACGAATGGGTGAAGGAAGGTCTTAATCGCCGGGGCTATCGCCAAAAAGACGTGGCGGTCGCTTGGGGTTCTCAGCAAGCATCTGTCAGCCGATTTCTCGGTGGCGAAGAGATGCAGGACTTAACACTGTCAAAGGCCGTGCCGCTGGCTCAGATGCTTGGTATTTCCGTTGACGAGCTCGCTAAGGGTCTTGGCTTCCGTGGCCCGCCGGTCGAGCCGACCGTCGATTATACCGTGTCAACCTCGGCGCCGTTGGGAACGTTGAACATTTCGACCCCCGCCCCCGGCATTTCCCGCATCGAGCTCCGCAAGGATTTGTCAGTCGGCGCCGCCCAAGAGCTCCTACGGATCATTTCCAACGATGTCCTTCCGGTCCCAGCACCGGGTAGCGCACTTCGTCCGGCAGAAGTCAGCTAAGGGGCCGCAAGCCTCTTTACGCTGGCTTTCAAGAACCGTGTCAGTAGCGTCGTCGAGCATTTCAATAAGCCGCCCTGCGGTCTCTACCGTGTGGCGGATGAACGGCTTGCCCTTAAGGGGTGCCGCCATCAAAACGACATTTTCAAAACCCAACTGAGCAAGCTGGGCCGCAAGTTGATTGAACACCACCGTGTGAGGCATTGGTAAGGGAACCTTTGTAGGAACGTTGTTGTGTCAATTAGAGACAGTTAACTTTTCACGCAAGATGTGGTCAGACCGATTTTTGTTGGCAAGCGCTATCCCCGGCGGGGGCGTGTCGTTCCGGTCACATACAATGATGAATTCAGGTTTTCGTCAGGTTTCTCAGACGTTGCCGCGCTGCACCGTCAGCCGGGTCGCCAGCGACCGGAGGGTCTCGATCGTTTTGGCCTTGGGCGACCTGCCCATGTCGATCGCGGCGGCGAGGCTGTCAAGGTCGAGGGTGGTCTGCGCCAGCGTCTGGCGCGTGTCAATCCGCTTCTTGTTCAGTTCGTCCAGGCGTGCTTCGAGGGCCGCGATCTCGTCTTCGCTTGTCATGTCAGGCTCTTCCTTTACCAGTTCGTAACGCGCCGGTGTGCCGCCGGGT